TTTAAAAAGTCACCACTGTAGCTATTACCTGGCAAACAGAACACTACTATCATAAACTTACATCCTCTAAGCCAGCCGCTCTAAGTTTTACAATGTTGTTGATTTGAAATTGTTTTGCATCTACTGCTTTTATCAGTCCCATAAATTTATTACGGATTAATGCAACTTCATTTATTATATGTTGTTGATCAATTACTTCTTGTTCACCGTCAGCATATTTTTCAGCATCTCTACTAGAGAGTGCTTTATTATACGATTCTAAGTATTTTCGATAATGTTTGTTACGGATTTTACGCATCTCAATATTAAGATGTTCAAGTATAGCTTCTAGTTCTTGCAATTGATTAAAACGATATTCAACTATACCGGGCATGTCACGTGAATGTTTTTCTACGTTACCTTTGAGTCCGCAGTCTAGTCTTGCTTCGTCTAGTTGAATTTCAAAATGCTGAATCGCAGGAACTATGTTAGCTATATCCTGACGTACTTTACTATACCAACTCATTTACCAATCATCATATTCATCTGAGTCCTCATCTAAGTTATCATATACATCTTCATAATAACTGTCTCTGATTACTCTGTCAAGAGTTGAATCAAATCCAAACCATTCATCGCCTACTTCACTTAGATCGCAAATGTTCTCATTAATGACTGCTAGGAATTTTTCGCAAGCAATTTCTCTGTCTTTTACAGTTATATAAGTTTTAATAGATAGCCACATATCTATATAGGCGGCTATCTCCGAATCACTCATTTTCATTTATAGGTTCTTCCTCAGATAATACTTCTGGTTCCTGGATATTTAGTTCAGGCAAGTCTTTTTGACCCCATTCTGTCATAATGAGATCTAAACAACCATTAGTATTTGATTCCCATGCTTTACGAAATTGTGTTAGCACTTCACCAGTAACTGGACTTGTATACTCTAATCTATTACCTGTTTTCTTTAGTAATTCGATTTTTTCGCATAAATCTACAAATCCACTATAAGGATTCATTCCTGTTTCATAAGGAATTTTAATTTGTACACTTTCAAAAGGCTTTGCAAAACGTGTTTTCATTACTTTACAAGCCGCCCTAATACCACGTACATCAGTAACTTTGTTACCATCTTCGTCTTCTTTTAGTTTTAATTTACGCATAGCAACAACAATACTTGAAGCATAGATAAAGCCTTGCCCACCTGATATTTTATCATCTGGATCAAACATATCCTGCGAAGCATATGTATGATTAGTTGCTATTAGTCCAATATTATAATCACCAAACATGTTCACACAATTTCTTACCAATGCTGTCAATGCCTTAGGTTTACGACCCAAGTCACCTTTCATTTCGCCTTTGGTAAATTGATCAACATCTGTAGGAGTAAGCATCATACCTAAACTGTCAATTACGAACAGTACTTTAGGTCTGTCTTGTTCCTCTTTATCAGCATACAAACTTTTATATTCTTTTGTAAAATCACTGATAACTTTAGCAACATCATCAATCATTGCTACGTTTAGTTTCATCAATTTATCTTCGTGAGTATCAACATCTAATGCTTGCAACCATTTTTCATCTAGTGCATTTTCACTATCAATTAGAATAACAAAAATATCTTGTTTTTGTGCTTCTCTAATTAAGTTACCTGCACAGATAAAACTTTTACCTGCACCTGATTCTCCAGCAAATACTGTTACTTTACCAAGAGGAACACCCTTGTTAAAATCACCACTGATAAGTTTGTTTAGTGTATAGTTACCTGTTGAAATCCATGTGTCAGGATCTCTAAATCCGCTACTGAGTCCAGGTACACTCTTTGTAATACTCTTGCGGAATTTACTTACGTCAAAAGGTTTTGCCATTAATTTCTCCATAAAGCCACAGTAGGCGACTATATGCCGCCTACAGATAGTTTTTATAAATTAGTTGTTGCGATTTCTAATTGCCGCCAAAATGTCTTGGGCACTTGGCTTGGTTCCATCGTCACCAGTTGGTGCAGTCGCCGCTACTGTCTCAGCTACTTTTTCCTGTTTTTCAGGTGGAGTAACCGGAGCAGGAGTTTCTGCTACTGGTTTAGCTTCTGGTGCTGGAGCACTAGGTGCTGATGCACTTGGAGCAGGAGTAGAACCTTTTGGTAATTGCACTCCAGCAGGTCTATAGTAGTTGCTCCATAATTCAGGATCATACAACTGTCCATCTACACTTGCTTCAAACATTTTACCAATAATTTTTAGTTCTTCTTCTGAAGGCTGTTTAGGAAGATAATCATTAAGAGTAAACAAACCATATTGATCAATAGCCGCTCTCTCATTGCTATCCAAGCTACGTTCACGTCTAGCCCAACTAGATGTTGAATAATCAGCATACTGACCTTTAGTTGTCTTTGTAAGACGGAAATCAGTGCCTTGCTCAGTGTCTGTTGGAAGTTCAACAAAATCACTATCCATTAATGCACCTTTAATAATATTAAAAATGCTTGGATTAATAACGAATCTACGAATTGGATTATCTGGAGTAGAATCTTCTTGTAGACTACTTTCAGCTACAAAACCTTGGAAAACGTATGAACGTTTTTTCCAATATTTTCGACCCATGTCTTCTAATGCTGGGTCTTTAAACCAGTTGCGTACCTCAGATAGTACAGGGCAACTACCAACTGGTCCCCACATTTCATTACAAGGAACGTTTACAGTAACTGGTCGACTATTCGAGTCACCTTTTACGCCAGCAAATCCTAAACGAATCATTTGACGCTCACGCCAAAAGTAAGTATTGCTTGAATCACCATCTGGTAAAAAGCGTAGTACACTTGTTGAATTTTCTGGAATATTCCAAAATGCGAAGATAGCGTTATCGCCACCTGTATTACTAGAACCGCCGCCGCGGTTTTCTTGCTCTTGCAATTTTGCACGAATTTCTGCCAATGTTGCCATAGTTATTCTCCTATATTTTGCCTATGTTTTGCCTAAGTATGCCTCGTGACTACTTATATATAGTCACTAGTATATGTGTAATTAGTAAAGTTGTCAACCGAATAATTTATCGAATTCATATTTGTTAAATGTATTTTCGAATGTTTGTTCATAATCCTTACTTCTTACATCATCAGTTTCAGTAGTACTACTTTTCAACTTAGGCATCAATGATTTGATTGCTTTTACTACTTGTGATAGCATAGCACGTTCTTTTACATTGTCAACCACATCGTCGAATCTAGCTAATAAAACTGATAATTCGTCCTGATCTTTTCCGCCATCGATGACGCCACTCAAGTAACTAGCAACTGCACCTAGTTGTGTTTGCATTGGTGTGTTAGCAAGTTTCTTATTTACAAGTGGATTCTCAGGATCATTCTTTACATCAATGCCTGCACGTAATCTTACTGAATCCATATCTTCAATTTTACGTACAAGACTATCGATTGTATCTGTCGCAAAAGAATCAGCTTCTTTAATTGCTTTCATTTCTTTTACTAATGCATTTACATAAGGTAACGCATCATCTAAACTTTCGTCAAATGTGCGTACTGTAAACTGACTGCGAAGTTTATTACGATCTGTTTCATTAATCTTAACTTCTTTTGCTTCAAATTTTTCTTTTGTTTCGTTGTAGCATTTACAACCCTTTAGTTTGTTAATGCTTTCTCTGATACTAGCAATACGTTGAGAGACTGCTTCCACTATATCTGCTGTATCTTCGTTCACCAAACTATTACGTTTACTATAGTTTGCAAACTCTTTGAGCTTTTTAAGTTCTATAGTTTGTTCTTGTATATGTTTACCAAAGTCGTCATGTGGTGTACCACCTTCTTTAACGTGTCTAAGCATTGCTCTTCCACCTGCCAGATTGTTTGTTGGCATTTTGTAGCGTTCACCATCTGCATTTTCTATATAGATAGCATTAATATTTCTGCTACGGCTACCACGTGATTCTTCGTTCACTGGTTTTGTGTGTTTTATAATAAGTTTAGCACTTTCTAACTTTTGGTAACTGCTTTTGCTAGTACCATAAGCAGGGCTAATACCTTCTTCTATTTTCATGTCTCTCACCTTTTGTGCTTGGTAATCTTGGTCTTTTGGGGTAATTTGTTTTGTAAAACTTTTTAGTGTATATTCAATTACACTCTGATTAGCAAGATTTTTAAGCTGATTTAATGTATCTTTTATTTCATCTAATTCAGTATTTCTGTTAATACTTACTCTTAATCCTCTCGTGTTTCGGGTTTCGTCTAAGTTAACCATTGCACCTAGTTCTTGTATATAAAACCTACGTGCTTTCGCTGGATCTACCGTACTTTCACCTTCATCTGTAAAAAGTTTCAAAGCATAACCATTACCTTTTAAAATTTTAAAAACGTCATTCGAGACTTTTTCACTGCTAATCATATTAGATTCCTTTAATGTATTTATGTTAGAAACACAAATGGCATAGGTTCAACTGCATCCTCATCACTGAATGTTTCTCTCAATTCATCATATGCATTTTCATCATATTGTGCAATTTGTTGTGCAATACGAACTACTAAAAGAACAGCCATAACTAAATCGTCTTTTTCACCATCTTTACCACTGTAGCTACTACCTCTAGCAATAAATGTTTTTAATTCTTGTAGTAATACTTTACTATAAATTGTCATTTTATCTGTTTCTATCCAATTTTTTAATTTACTACATGCCGCTAATTTACTCTTGTTTGTAGTTGTGAACCCTTTTCTATATGCCCTATTTGCCGCTCTAGGTTGACTTACAAATGTTCCTGGTATATTATCTTCGCCCATTTCTTGTATTACAACCAATGCCGCTTCTCCTAGTGTATTGTTTTCAACACTCCAATAAATTTCACTCTCTGGACTATCTTCTTGTATAGCCTGTGCTATGCCTTTAAGTATTCGTATTTGGTCTGTAATTGGAGTTTTATTATGCATCCATTCGGCTACTTGATGCATACCAGGCATTTCAAAAACCTGTATAGCACTATTATCTCCACCTGTGCCTAAACTAGGATCTAATCCCATTACATAGGTTCTTCCTTTTACAATAGGTTTGTACCAACGTATTTGTCCTGTTCGTTTGTATACTTCTTTACTCTCCATAGTAATTAGTTTCAATTGATTGATAAGTGTTTCGTCTGCTGTAATAAATTCACAACCATGTTCACGTCTAAAACGTTCTTCACCTATTTTGGCGGCTTCTTCTCGAGCCCAGTCGTCATCTCTGTCTGGGTGTTCTTGCCAATCTACTTTTATACTT